CCGCGTCGAGTGGCGCGAGAGCGGTGCCGGTCCCGACATCAAGACGATCCGCGGATACGCCGCGGTGTTCAACAGCATGAGCCACGACCTCGGCGGATTCCGCGAGGTCATCGCTCCTGGCGCGTTCAGCAACGCGCTCGCACGCGGCGCGGATGTGCGCCTGCTCTACAACCACGACGACGGTGCTGTCATGGCGCGCACCAAGAGCGGAACGCTCGAGCTCGTCGAGGATGAGGTGGGGCTTCGCATCTGGGCCCGCGTGGACATGGCTGACCCCGACGTGCAGCGCGTCGCGTCCAAGATGATGCGCGCCGACGTGGATCAGATGAGCTTCGCGTTCACCGTCGAGGAGGACGAGTGGGACGAGAGCGGCGGCTACCCGCTGCGCACGATCCGCTCGGTCGGTGAGCTGTTCGAGGTTTCGGTCGTTCCCTTCCCGGCATACGAGGCCACCAAGGCCGAGATGCTCGAGAGGGCACGTTCGGATGGTCGCGTGCTGATCGCACGGGCCACGCCCACCGTCGCGGAGCCTTCTCCGGGCGGCAGCGAGTCGCAGGTCGATGACCTGGGCATGGGCCGATCGCGCGCCGACGAGGCGCGCATCCGGGCCGCCAAGTGGCGCGCCCGCGTTTCCCATCACAGACTGAACACGAGGTGAACCACATGAGCGACAAGCTCACTGAGGCTCGCTCCGCGCTCGCCGTTGCCGTCGAGGAGCTCGACGAGGCGACCAAGGCGCTGTCGGAGCCGGCCGAGGGTGCCGATCTGGACGAGCTCGAGGCGCGCTGCGCCGCGGCCGAGTCGGAGATTGAGCGCCGCAAGAAGATCGTCGACCGCATGGAGAAGGTCTCCGAGGCCCGTTCGGCCCAGCCGATCATGGTCGAGGAGGACGACGTGCGCGTCGAGGTCCGCAAGGAGGAGTCGACCTATCGGCCCGACGGTCAGAACAGCTTCTTCCGCGACGTGCTCTCCGCTCACTCCGGTGACTTCGAGGCGCGCGAGCGCCTGCACCGTCACTCGGTGGAGATGCGCGACGTGACCGCCGCGTCGGGTGGTGCGGGGTACATCCCGCCGAACTACCTGGCCGAGTACGCCGCGCCGAAGGCTCGCGCCGGCGGCCCGCTGCTCGCGCAGCTGCCGAAGGCTCCCCTGCCTGACGCCGGCATGACCATCTCGGTCCCGCGCGTGACCACCGGCACCTCGGCTGCTGTGCAGACCGAGAACGGCGCGGTCAGCGAGACCGACCTGGTCTCGTCGCAGCTTTCGACGTCGATCAGGACGATCGCGGGACAGTCCGACGTCTCGGTGCAGCTGTTCGAGCGTTCGCAGCCCGGCATCGACGCCGTGATCGCCGATGACCTGGCGCGTGCCTACACGACCGAGTTCGACCGCCAGCTCATCAACGGCGTGTCCGCTTCGTCGGAGCACGTCGGCCTGCTGAACATCTCCTCGATCGGCACGGTGACCTTCACCAGCTCCACGCCGAGCGCGGGCGACTTCCTCTCGCCGATCTACAAGGCGATCGCCACGGTGACCTCGAACTACTTCGAGGCCCCGACGCACATCGTGATGCACCCGCGTCGCGCTGCGTTCCTGGCCTCTGGCCAGAGCACGTCCACCCCGATCTTCCAGCAGGGTGGCCTGATGATGGCGACCGGCGAGCAGAACAACGGCGTGGTGGGCACCATCGCCGGCCTGCCCGTCGTGGTGGATGCCAACGTCCCGACGACGCTTGGCAACCCCGGCACCAATCAGGATGCCATTCTGGTCATCAACGCTCCGGCGCTCCGCGTCATGGAGGGCCAGCCGCGCTTCAAGGTGCACGAGTCGGTCGGCTCGGGCACCTTGACCGTGAGGCTCAGCTACTACGGCTACTCGGCGGCGCTGTTTGGCCGCTACCCGGAGGCCATCTGCGCCATCACCGGCACGGGCCTCGACGAGGTCCTGTAGTCCGACTGATCTGACCGTGAACGGCCCCGTCACCTCATCCGAGGCGGCGGGGCCGTCGCGTTCTCACGCCGGAGACGAAACATGACAGACGAGAAGAAGTCCGCGTACATCCTGGCGCTGCTCGAGGAGCGCCGCGGCTGCGAGAGCCGTGGCCTCACCGACCGCGTGAAGGACATCGACGACGAGCTCAAGCGCCAGGGCCACGAGGCTAAGGCACCGGCCAAGCGTGCCGAGAGCCGTCCGCGCGCGAAGAAGTCCGAGACGAGGTAGCCGATGCCCGCCGCCGCCTGGGACCTGTGCACTCTCGCCAACGTGCGCGAGGCACTTGAGCTCCCCACCGCAGACACGACCAGGGACAACCTGATCCAGTCGCTCATCAGCGACCTCTCCCGGGCGATCATCCGCGAATACGACCGCGAGTTCGCGCCGGCAGCCACGGCCACCCGGCGCTTTCAGGTGCCGGTCGGGAGCCTGTACCTCGACCTCGCGCCGTATGACCTGCGCACGGTGACCTCGCTCACCATGAACCCCGAGGCAAGCGGCGGCACCGCTCTCACCGCGGTGACCGACTACCAGCTCATGCCAGTGGTCATCCAGCAGGGCACCTACCAGGGAGTGCGGTTCTCAAACCGCATCACCAGCCTGCACACTTCGCAGACCGCGCAGGACTACGGCTACACGCTGGTCGACATCAACGGCGCGTGGGGCTTCGCAAGCGTTCCGGAGGACGTGAAGCGCGCCTGCGTGATCGCGGTGCAGTCCGGCCTTCGCCGTGACCTCACCGAGCTTGCGATCGCCGGCATCGACGAGCCGCAGGCCATCTCCCCTGAGGGGCCTGCCACCCACGCCATCCCGGCGGCATCCCGCCGCCTTCTCGCGCCGTTCCGGCGCACCGCAGGGGCCTACTAGTGAGCACCAGCACCGCGCCGGCGTTCCTCAACGCCTTGCACGACGGGCTCAGCTCGCGCACCGGCCTGACCGGCGTGCGCGTCAACTACGGTCCCGCGCTGCCCGACCCCGGGCGCGAGAGCGTGAACATCCTCGGCCTCTCAGGAGATCAGTCCTGGGCGAGCCTGGGACGCCTGGCCAAGGACGAGGTCTACACCGTCGAGGTGTTGATCCTCGTGATCCGCGAGGGCCAGCAGACCCAGCCCGCTGTTGAGCGGGCCTACGAGCTCATGGTCGAGCTCGAGGACGAGCTGCGCGAAACCAGCAGCTCTCCCACGATGGACAACACCGTGCGCGTGGCGTCGGTGTCGTCCGTCCAGCTGGAGGTCGGCGCGTCAGACACGACGCGATCGGCGCTTCTCACCATCGGCGTGCGCGTGGAAGCGCGCATCTAGGAGGAAACCGTGAAGGTCGAGTACGTGGGACCGCACTCCGCGGTCGATGTGCCGCTCGCCAACGGGCACGTCATCACCGTGCGCCGTGGTGAGGCGGTGGATGTGACGAAGGGGATCGCAGACGGTCTGCTGATCCAGGACACGTGGGTCGAGCCCAAGAAGGCAGCCCCGAAGAAGGCCGAGAAGGCCGAGGAGGAGTAGCCACATGGCTATCCGCAGCGGATTGGCCGCTCAGCTGGGGGCGGTCGCAGAGGACACCTGGGGCACCTACAAGGCCCCCACCAGCTTCATCGAGTTCACCGAGGAGTCGCTCGCTCTCGCCATCGAGAGGATCGAGTCCCCGGGCCTGCGTGCGAACAACCGCGTGCTGCGGACCGACCGCTGGGCCGCCGGCCAGAAGCGCGTCGAGGGCACGGTGAGCTTCGAGGCCCCGAGCAAGGGCCTCGGTCTCTGGGTCAAGCACGCGCTGGGCTCGGTGAGCATCACGACCCCGTCGGGTGCCACCAACTCGCGCCTGCACACCCACACGCTGGGTGACCCCTACGGCCTCGGCCTGACGGTGCAGGTGGGACGTCCCTCGAGCAACGGGACAGTCAACCCGTTCAGCTACACCGGCTGCAAGATCGATCAGATCACGTTCAGCAACAGCGTGGATGAGTTCCTGGTGGTCGAGTGCGAGATGGTCGGCGAGGACGAGACGACGTCTGAGTCGCTGGCCTCGGCGAGCTACCCGACCGGCGTGCAGCTGTTCAACTGGACGCAGGGCACCATCACGATCGCCTCGAGCACGGTCGGCGTCGTGACCGACTTTTCGGTCACCGTGGCCAACAACCACAAGAGCGACCGCTACTTCCTCGGCGCGGCCACGATGAGCGAGCCGATCATCGCCGGCATGACCGAGATCACCGGCACCATGACGGTCGAGTTCGACTCGCTCACCAACTACAACCGCTTCGTGAACGGCACGGTGGCGGCGGTCAACGCCAAGTGGACGGCCGCGACCGCGATCGAGTCGACGTTCTTCCCCTACGTCGAGATCGACCTCCCCGACGTGCGCTTCGACGGTGCGACGCCGTCGATCGCCGGCCCGGACGTCGTGAGCGTGGAGCTCCCGTTCAAGGCGCTCTACGACGGCACCGACCAGCCGATCTCCGTAAAGGTGCAGACCACGGACACCGCCTCGGTCTAGCAGTGAGCCGCCTCACTGGAACCGCAACCAGCCAGACCCTGCAGGTCGAGGGTCTGGCTGCGCTGCAGCGCGATCTGAACAAGATCGTCGGACCCGGCTCCGACGACAGCATCAGGAAGAACCTGCTGCAGCCGGCGCTCAAGGAACTCGGCGAGATCACCGCGCAAGAGGCGCGCAGCATCGCCAAGCGCAGGTTCGTGACCAAGTCCACCGGCAAGATGGTCAAGCAGATCCAGCCGTCGGTCGTGATGAACGCGGTCTACGTGCAGTCGCGCGCGACGCGCACGAGCAAGAAGGGCGAGCGATACCGCTACCCGGCCGTCTACGAGTACGGCGGCCGCGACGTGCAGCTGCTGCCTGGCGGCGGCAGGACCGAGATCGCCAGGCGATCGCGCATCGGCGCGAATCTCAGGAATGGCGGCCGCGCGCAGGGTGAGTTCGGGGAGTTCGGTCCCAACGCCGTCCTGTACCCGGCGTTCGTCAAGACCCAGCCGATCATCGAAGGCAAGTTCGTCGTGTTCATGGAGCGATTCCTGCGCGACGTGGGCCTCAACTGAAAGGACAGAAGTGGCAGAGCTCATCATCTCCCGACCCGACGGGGAGAGGCGCTATCCGGTGCCTCAGTTCGAGCAGCTTTCCTACAAGGAGCTCGCAACCATCGAGCGCGTGACAGGCGTGCCGGCCGCACGCTGGGACGAGGGAATGCAGAGCATCATGTTCCCGGTCGCGCTTGCCTACGTGGCGACGAAGCGCGCCGGCGAGGAGGTCTCCCTGGATGAGCTCGAGCAGCTCCCGGGGACGGCGATCAGCATCGACGACCCCGACGGCGACCTGGACCCTACCGACGGCGCAGAGGACAGCGGCGAGAGCTCGCCGGCATCCGAAGCGCCTGGAATCCAGGACTCCTGAGGATCTACGGGCTCAGGCCCTGGGAGATGGAGCTGATGACCCCCGAAGAAGTGCGTGACCTGGGTGAGGACATCAAGCGCATGAACAAGGACGGCAGCTAGTGGCACGCCAGCCGAAGGTCGAGGTCGCGCTTCTCGCAGATGCCGGCGCGATGGTGCGCGGCTTCCGCCAGGGCCGCGACGCCGCCGGTGAGTTCGAGGGCGGCCTCGCCAAGGCGCAGAAGGCCGTCGGCGTCATGGACAAGGCGGTCATCGGCGCAGCAGCTGCGCTCGGTGGCGCGTTTGTCGTGGCGCTCAAGACCGGCATCTCGTCGCTCATGGAGCACGAGAAGGCCGATGCGCAGACCGCGGCTGCGATCAAGTCGACCGGTGGCGCGGCAAAGGTCTCGGCCGGCCAGATCTCCTCGATGGCCGACGCGATCGAGAAGAAAACCGGCATCGACGACGTGGCAATCAAGCAGGGCTCGAACCTGCTGCTCACGTTCACCAAGATCCGCAACGAGGCCGGCCAGGGCAACGACATCTTCAACCAGACGACGAAGATCATGGCCGACATGAGCACGGCCATGGGTAAGGACCCGACCTCCTCGGCAATGATGCTCGGCAAGGCGCTGAACGACCCGGTCAAGGGAGTCAGCGCGCTCGGCCGCGCCGGCGTGCAGTTCTCGAAGGAACAGAAGGACCTCATCAAGGACATGGTGGAGTCCGGCAACGTCATGGGCGCTCAGAAGATGATCCTCAAGGAGCTCGAGACGCAGTTCGGGGGATCGGCCGAGGCCGCCGGCAAGACCTTCGGCGGCAGGCTGAACATTCTCAAGGCGCGCCTCGAGGAGGTCGCCGAGAGCGTGGCCGCGAGGCTCATGCCGGTGCTCATGGCGATCATGGACTGGGCCGAGCGCAACTGGCCGCAGATCGAGAAGGCGCTGCAGTCGATGTTCGACGTGCTGATGAGCGTCGGCCAGGCAATCTGGAACGTGGCCTACCCGGCCGTGCGGGCGATCTTCCGCTTCCTCAACGAGAACAGGCCGGTGGCGGTCGCGCTGGTCGCGGTGCTCGCCAGCCTGTACGTCGGCTTCAAGCTGCTGATGATCGCCAGGGCCGTCGCCGGCGCGGTGCAGCTGCTGAACCTGGCCTTCCTCGCCAACCCGGTCGTCGCCGTCGTGGCCGGCGTGGTGGCGCTCGGTGCGGCGCTGGTCATCGCCTACAAGAAGTCCGAGACCTTCCGCGGCATCGTGAACCGGGTCGGCGAGGTGCTCAAGACGTTCCTGCTGCCGATCTTCAACGCGGTCAAGTCCGCGATCGAGGCCATCGGCGCGCTGCTTCGCGGTGACCTCGGCGGGTTCATCTCGAAGATCGGAGAGATGCTCAAGAACCTGCTCGAGGCGGGCCTCAAGGGAGTGCTGGCACTGCCGATGTGGCTCGCCACCGAGGCCGTCAACTTCGGCAAGGACATCATTGCCAAGATCGCCGAGGGCGCGAAGGACATCGCGGCCAAGGTGTGGGACGCGATCAAGAACCTCGCCACGGACCTCGCCGGCAGCGTCGTCGGCTGGGCGTCCGGGCTTCTCAACATCGGCAAGACCGTGGTCTCCGGCATCGTCTCCGGCGTCTCGGGACTCGCGCAGGCGATCTGGGACAAGATCGGCCAGATGCCGCGGGCGCTCATCGGCCTGGTGGCCGGATGGTTCAGCGGCCTGGTCGACATCGGCGGCAAGGTCATCGACTTCGTCGTCTCCGGCATCTCCGGCCTCGCGCAGGCGGTGTGGAACAAGATCATCGGCTTCCCGGCCGCGCTGGGTCGCCTGGTGGTTGGCTGGTTCACCGGCGATGAGGGACTCCCGACAATCGGCGGAAGGGTCATCGGCTGGATCGCCAGCGGCATCACCGGCCTGGCAGCAGCTGCGTGGGACAACATCAAGGGGTTCCCGGGTGCGCTCCTGAACAAGCTCGGCGACTGGGCACAGGCACTCAAGGACATCGGCGTCAAGATCCTCGAGGGGATCGCCGCCGGAATCACCGGCGCGCCTGGCGCACTGATTGCCGCGGTCGGCCGTGCGCTCGGCATCGACACGCAGGGACCGCCGGCGAACGTGCCGGCCGTGCTCGACCCGGTCGCCAACTGGACCGCACGCCGCGACCGCGCCTTCGACGACCTGGCTGCCGACTTCAAGAGGCCGGGCTCGCAGGGCGGGACCAAGATCACGCCTGCCGAGCAGGCGCTGCTCAAGCGTCGCCAACAGGCCTGGCTCAGGGACAACCCGCGGCCGGCAGCGATCGGCGGCATCTTCACCGGGCCCGTCAACAGCCTCGTCGGCGAGGCCGGCGATGAGGCTGTCATTCCGCTGGAGCGGCCGTCTGGCCGCCAGGCGCTGGCCGACGCGCTGGAGCTCGCCGGTGGTGGCGGCCGGTCGATGGTGGTCAACCTTACCTTCAACGGCGTGCTCGACGCACGCGAGGCTGCGCGGGTCATCCAGCCTGAGCTCAACCGCCTGGTGAGCGTGAGCTACTGATGGCAGTCCCTGAGTTCACGGTCGAGATCGGCTTCACCTCATCGCTCGCCAATCTGCTCGTGTTTCCCTTCTCCTTCCAGGACGTGGACGGAACGGTCCAGACGCTCGGCGTGTTCGGGAACCAGTTCTCCAACTGGTTCGATGGCACGTATGACGACGTCAGCGAGTTCGTCGATGGCGAGGTGCGCATCCGCCGCGGCCGGGACAACCTGCTCACCACCATGCAGGCCGGCACGTGCAGCTTCGCGCTGTGTGACCCCGCAGACCCCGGCAAGTTCAACCCCCAGAACCCCGACTCGGTGATCGTGCAGGAGGTGCCTGGACTGGTGCCGATGCGGCCGGTCAGGATCAGCGCCACCTACTCCGGCACCACCTACGGCCTGTTCTACGGCTTCATCCAGTCGGCCGAGTTCAGCATGGACGGCACCGTCGGCAAGCTTCAGCTCGACTGCGTCGACCTATTCCTGTGGCTCAGCCGCGTGCGTCCCCAGGACCCCGACGCCTTTATCGGTGGTTCACCGACTGAGGGTGGCGACGCCGCGACGGTCGCCGACGCCGGCGAGGTCGACACCGTCGCGGCCGACTCCCGTGGCTTCGTGAGGACCGCGAGCATCTGATGGCCACCGCCTCGACGACCAGCGGCGCGCGCATCGGCCAGATGCTCGACGCGATCGACTTCAACGACCCGACGCTCCGGCGTGGCGGCATCCAGACAGACGGCACGCGCAACAGCTCGCTTGACACCGGCGACACGATCACAGTCAGCTCTGCCGACGGAAGCAAGAGCGCGCTCGAGCTGATCGAGGAGCTGCTCGAGGCCGAGCGCGGAGTGTTCTACATCGCCGGAGACGGCTCGGCCACGTACGAGGAGCGAGACAGCCGCGCGCACCGCACGAGCTCCTCGGTCACGATCACCGATGCCGCGATCAGGAGCAACCCGGGCTTCCAGCTCGACAAGCTCATCAACCGTCAGACTGTCTCGCGGACCGACCCTGCGACCGGCAACGCCACCGGTGAGCCCCAGACCGCCTCCAACGCGATCTCGATCGCGCTGTATGGCGTGTCGTCGGGGCCCGCCATCTCGTCTCAGTACCTGACGAGCGACGCGCAGGCGATCTCCTTGGCGAGCTACATCGTCAACCTGCGCTCGGACTTCGAGACGCCGGTGGTGGTCGAGCTCGACGGTGGCGACGCCACGGCGCTAACGCAGCAGCTGGTGCGTGAGCTTCAGGACCGGGTGACGGTGAACGACACCGTCGCCGGCACGAGCGGCGACTACATCGTGGAGGCGATCGAGCACGAGATCTCCGAAGGCGGGAACAGGTTCATCACGCGCTTGACGCTCAGCAAGTACGGACCCGCCGCGATCGTGTTCGCCGAGGACGCTGCGAGCTCGCCCATCGTGTTCGCGCCGCCGGACGGCACCGCCACGTTCACCACCTGCACCTCGGGCACCAGGCCCGGATCGCCGTCTGACGGCGACTACATCTTCGAGACCGACACCGGCCGGTACTACGAGCGCGTCTCGGGTGCGTGGGTCGAGCAGGTCTATCCACGGTTCACGTATTAGGAGGCCGCTATGGCAAAGACCTACAACACGTTCACGGATGTCACGGTGGGATCGGTCCTCACCGCCACGGACTACAACGAGGTGCTCGAAAACGTCGAGAACTACCGCGTGCCGCCCATCTGCGCCTTGCGGCGCACAACGCTCTTCACGATGGCCGCTGCAAACACCGACTACGCAATCACCTTCACGACGGCCAACGAGGACGCAGACACAGAAACTCCCACCGGGATGCACGATGGGTCGACCAACACTGATCGCATAACGATCCAGACCGCTGGCGTTTATCTCGTCACCGCTTCTTGTCAGTTTGCGGCACCCAACTTCGCAACGTCCCATCGCAGGTTGTGGATCGACCGACGCGGTTCGACCGATGGGCAACTCGTAGAGGACTATCAGGTGCCAGCCAGCGGCGAGGCCGCAATGATGTGCGTCTCGACAGTTGTCAAGGCCTCGGTCAATGACTACTTCCGCATGTTCGTCAGGCACAACGACAACGTGAGCCGCGATGTAGTCGTGACCACGCAACCCATACTGTTCAGCGCGACGTGGCTCGGCCAGGCTTCCTAATGACCGACGGCGAGCGCCTGAGCGCGATCTTCGACCGCCTCGGCAAGATCGACCGCGACTTGGCGACGCACTCCGCGCACATGAGCGGAGAGCTCGCCCGCGTAGGGGACCGGCTTGAGGGCCTTGACGAGCGGGTCCGTATCCAGAACGGCCGCGTGACCCGCGCCGAGGGTCGGCTCTCAGAGCTTGAGACCCAGGCGCGCATCGCGCACTCACACGCCGTCGAGGACCGCGAGACGTCCCAGTGGTGGAAGGACAAGGGCGCGGCCATCGTCACCGGGTCGTTCCTGGTGATTCTCGGCGCGGTCATCGGCTACTTCCTCTAGCGAAAGGAACCAAGCAGTGACACCTAACGAGCGGGTTGTGGCTACGGCCGCCCGCTACATCGGCGTGCGCGAAAACCCTCTCGGGAGCAACCGCGGGCCGATCATCGACAAGTGGGAGCGGCACTGGGGGATGCAGGGACAGCCGTGGTGCGGCATGGCCTGCTCAGCCTGGCTGCGCGAGGCCGGCGTCACCGACGTGAGCCATCCGGCGACGTGGATCATCTGCTCGCGTGGCCGCGAGAAGGGCTGGGTCACCAACCGGCCTGTGCCTGGCGCGCTTATCGTGTGGTGCGGCACGCACGTGGAGATGCTGGTGAGCCAGGTCTCCCCGGGCGTGTGGAACACCATCGGCGGCAACGTGTCCGACAGCGTGCAGCGCAAGGTGCGCTCGCTCGAGGGCTGCACGATCGTCGTCTCGCCAGAGCTCAGGAACGCGCAGCCGGCGCTGCAGCGCGAATACTTCCTCGAGGACGTGGCCGTGAGGCCGCGCTACTACGGCCCTTGGCGCACGCGCACCATGCGTGAGCGCGCCATCGCAAGGCTCACGCCGGCCAACCGCAAGATCGCGCGCCGCGTGCGCGACGGCAAGGGCTACGGCTTCGAGCTCGGCCGCAGGGTCTACGGGCCGTGGCTCGACAAGGACGGACGTGACAAGGCGCGCCGGGTGCTCGAGAACAGGCTCGGCCGCACCCTTCGTCCCTACTCCCGCGTGCGACGCGCACCGGGGTCAACGGTGCAGGCCGAGGCACTCGGCCGCACCACCTAGCGAAAGGAACAGCAGGTGAACAAGGTCTCCTTCGGACCCGCGAGCTGGATCGGCCTGATCGGCGCGATCGCAGCTGCGGTGGCTCCGGTGTTCGGGTCGCTTCCCGTCACCTGGGGCGCGACTGTTGCAGCAGTGCTGGCCGCGATCAC